GAACGATGCTGATCTTGTAGTAGACAAATACCTTATAATTGAAGCGTATGTTAAAGTTCCTTCTGTTACATTCTCTCAGATATTTGATGATGTTTGGCTGAAGAAATACACAACTGCACTTATTAAACGTCAATGGGGCCAGAATATGTCCAAGTTTGAGGGGGTTCAATTGCCCGGTGGTGTTTCTCTTCGGGGTGGTGAAATATACAACGAAGCAAATGAAGAAATACAAAGACTAGAGGAAGAATTGAAGACTACATACGAACTTCCAATCGATTTCAATGTAGGTTAGACTGATGGCAAGAAATCCGTATTTCAAAGATTATAGCGGCGAACAAAACGTCGTAGAAGACCTCACCATTGAAACCATCAAATCAATGGGTAGAGATATGGTCTATATTCCTAGAACTCTAGTCAACACAGATGATCTTTTCGGTGAGGACACCATTTCTAAATTTGATGATGGTTATCAATTAGAAATGTATGTTGCAAGTGTCGATGGGTTTGAGGGTGAGGGTGATGTTCTTTCTAAATTTGGAATTGAAATTAGAGATAAAATGGATCTTATCGTTTCTAGAAAGAGATTTGACGAAACGGTTGGTATATACGAGGAAATAAAAAGACCAAGAGAGGGAGATTTGATTTATTTTCCTCTCAGTAAAACTTTATTTGAAATTAACTTCGTGGAACATGAAAATCCATTTTATCAATTGGGCAAACTATTTACCTATAGATTGTCCTGTGAGGTCTTCACTTATAGTCAAGAAGAAATTGATACGGGATATACCGATATTGATACGGTTGAGGATGAAATTAAGAAGTTTGCAGTTGAATTTAGTCTTGGAACACAAATTAGTGCAACCACTGCAACTAACTTTTTTGAAGGTGAAAGTATATTCCAAGTGTTAGATGTGAGTGGAGAGTCAGCAGTTCTTGCAAATGCAACCGCAACTGCGACAGCGACGGACTGGGATGCACTGACCACAAAATTAACATTAACAAACATTGTTGGTACAATATCAACTGCGTCCGGTCAGACCCTCAAGGGTGCTGTTTCTGGTGCAGAGTATGAAATTAACAGCAGCACCACAACTACTCTCATAATTCCACAAGAACCACAAGATGATGAACCTTCGGGCGATAACGAAGATATTGAATTGCTGAGAGATATGGATGACATCTTTGACTTTACAGACACAGATCCATTCAGTGAGGGGAATGTGTAGGGGACACTTTTTATATATATTAATATATAAGGAGATTTGCAATGAATGCAATGAAAGAAAAATACGGATTTGTGTATATTTGGTATGACAGAAAACATAAGAGATATTATATTGGGTGTCATTGGGGTCATGAAAATGACGGATATATCTGTAGTTCTCCGTGGATGAGGAAATCATATAAAAGAAGACCTGATGATTTTAAAAGAAGAATATTAAAAAGAGTCTATTCAAATAGACAAGATTTGCTAGACGAAGAATATATTTTTTTATCTATGATAGACGAAAACGAATTAGGAAAACGATATTATAATCTAAAAAACCATAAAGGTGTTCTTTGGTGGTCTGATAATAATAAGAGACTGTCCGTAAAACAAAAAATATCAAAATCATTATTGGAGCATAACAAAAACCACCCAAGGACAAATGAAGCAAAAAATAAAACTTCAATTGCAATGAAAAAGCACTACAAAGAGAATCCAAGAACACCGGAAACCTGTAAGAAGATTAGCGAGAACAACAAACGGCTTCAAAGAGAAAAGAAAATCGGGATGCACGGAAAGAAGCACAAACCAGAAACTATAGAGAAGATGAAACAGAACAATGCTATGAACAATCCAATCCATGTTGATAAAATCAGAGAAGCAAAGAAGGGCATCAAATACCTAAATAAAGATGGTAAGAGAAAAATGGCTGTTCCTAACACAGACAAATGGAACAGTCTTGTTGAGCATGGATATAAAGAAGGTTACTAATGTTTACACAATTCTACAACGAATCTATTAGAAAGACTGTAATTGGATTTGGTTCTATTTTCAACGATATTCAGATTGCACGAAAGAATGCGGATGGTACAACCAAAGAGACTATCCGTGTACCTTTGTCTTATGGTCCCAAAGAAAAGTTCATTAGAAGAATTCAAGAAGATAGCAGCATCTCCAGCAATACCCATACGCAAATAACTCTTCCCAGATTGGGATTTGATATCACTGGATTTTCATATGATCCCACAAGGAGAGGAAACAAACTGAGAACAACCTCTGCAACTTCCGAGGACGGTCTTATTCAGAAGTGGAACTATGCGGAGGTTCCGTATAATATTTCTTTTGGTTTGTATTCATTTACCCGAAACCAAGATGACAATCTACAAATAATTGAACAGATTCTCCCATATTTTAGTCCAGAGTTTATTGTAACATTCAAAATAAATGATGTAAACTCTAAAGTAGATGTTCCTATTGTTCTTAATTCAGTTAATACAGTCGAAGAATATGAAGGCACATTCGACACAAGAAGAAATATTACAACGTCATTTGAATTTACTGCAAAGACATATGTTTATGGTCCAGAGAAAACAAATCGCATCATTCTTCAATCTGAAATTGATATTCATGGTGTTGACACAGCGTTTGATGGGTTGGTATCAGATCCACACGATCTTCGTATAGGTATAACAGGTGGATTCACGGGCGATGGATACACCGCAGGTAATCAAATTTATGGTGAGTATTATTATGATTGATAAAAAAAGTGTTGATGAGAAATTGTCAGAAGCATTGGATATTGAATTTGAAAAAGAAGCAAAAGAGATAGAAACCAAGAGAAAAATAACTCAGGTTGAGATTGATGCAAATGACAGCGAAAAGGACTATTGGTTGGTGCGTCGGAACATGAAGGAACTCATTTCTACGGGCGAGGACGCAATAGAAGGCATCCTCAAGGTTGCAACAGAGGGCGATTCCCCAAGAGCATACGAAGTCGCTGCTCAGATGATTAAAACTGTCTCAGAAGCAAACAAAGACCTCATTGATCTTCATCAAAAAATGAAGTCTATCAACAAAGAAGAAGTCAATATTCATAACACCACCAACAATTCCTTATACATCGGTTCAACAAAAGAATTGCAAAATCTTATCAACACCGAGAGAAGCACCAACAAACAAAAATTAGAAGGTGGGAAAGATATTATTGATGGAGAGGTGATAGAGGACAATGACGGCTAAACAAGATGGATATATGGGAAACCCCAATCTCAAACCAACTGGGGTTGAAGTTGAGTTTACAAAAGAACAGGTAAAAGAGTACATCAGATGTTCTCAGGATCCTGTTTATTTTATCAAAAAATATGTGAAAATTGTGTCCTTGGATGAGGGGCTTGTTCCTTTCAATCTATATGACTTCCAAGAAGAAATGGTAAACACCATACACAACAATCGTTTCTTTATTGGGAAATTACCACGCCAGACCGGAAAGGCGTTATCTCTAAACACGCCAATAAATACACCAAACGGATGGTCAACGATGGGCGATATTGAGATTGGAGATGAAGTATACGGTGCAGATGGCAAACCAACAAAAATTACAATGGCGACCGAAGTCATGTACGATCATGATTGTTATGAGGTAGAGTTTGATAATGGGGAAATAATAACAGCGGACAAAGAACATTTATGGACTGTTGGATCTTCTGATTGGCAAGACAAAAGAAAAACGCTAACCACAGAACAAATTATGAAGTATCTACCATCTAAACTTCCAGATAGACCAATGTATATTGATGTCGCACAACCCATAGAGAAAGAAAACGCACATCTCCCAATACAACCATATACTCTTGGAGTGTGGTTGGGTGACGGGTATTCCTCATCTGGGAGATACATTTCAGAAGTAGGCGATAATAAACACATACGAGAAAAAATAATCAATGAAGGTTATGATGTAGCAGAGCCATATTTAAGAGACAGGTGTGAAATTCAAACCATATATAAACTTCAAACGTCATTGAAATTGTGTGGTGTGTTTGAGAACAAAAGAATACCTCGGGATTATTTTGATGCTTCAGTTGAACAAAGATTGGAACTCCTTCGGGGACTAATGGACACTGATGGATATTGCGACAAGAGAACTGGTTCGTGTGAGTTTTATCAAAAATCCTTATTGTTGATCAATGATGTCAGAGAATTATTATCCAGTTTGGGAATAAAAGTTCGTGTTAGTTCTAAAAAAATACAAAACGAAACCTATTATACTTTAAGATACTCAACTGCAAAATACGAAGTTTTTTCGTTACCGAGAAAACTTCAACGTCAAAAAATGTGTTTAAATCATCCCAAGAATAATAGACATTATATTAAACGCATATCTAAAACGAACAGTGTTCCTGTTCGTTGCATTCGCGTAGATAATGAAGATCATATGTTTCTTTGTGGGAGAACGATGATTCCTACACACAATTCAACGACCATGATTTCTTATCTTCTTCACTATGTTCTCTTCAATCAGAGTATGAGTGTTGCAGTGCTTGCAAATAAACAATCAGTAGCAAGAGACATTTTAGGAAGACTTCAACTTGCATATGAATATCTTCCCCTGTGGTTACAACAAGGTATTATTGCGTGGAACAAAGGAAGTATTGAGTTGGAGAATGGTTCTAAGATTCTTGCATCTTCCACCTCAGCATCTGCAATTCGCGGTGGTTCGTACAATTGCATCCTACTCGATGAATTTGCCCACGTTTCCAGCACCATAGCAGATGAATTCTTCAATTCGGTTTATCCTACCATTACATCGGGTAGCGACACTAAAGTTATTATGATTTCAACCCCGAACGGGTTGAATATGTTTTATTATTATTGGCAGGGTGCAACTAAGAAACCCGGTGAACCCGGTAAAAATGATTATGTTCCATTTGAAGTTCACTGGAGCCAGGTGCCAGGTAGAGACGAAAAATGGAAAGAGGGTATTATAAAAAATACTTCTCAGCAACAATTCGATCAAGAAATGGAATGTTCCTTTCTCGGTAGTCAGAACACACTCATAAATTCATCCAAATTGAAAATTCTAAACTGGACAGAACCAAAAGAGAAAAATGCAGATGGTTTGTGGATATATGAAAAACCCAAAGAAGATAGAGATTATTATATAACCGTTGACACAGCAAGGGGTCAAGGAAAAGACTACAGTGCATTCCTTGTTTTTGATACGACAGACTTACCATATAAAATTGTTGCAAAGTATAGAAACAACACAGTCTCTCCTATGGTATATCCGACTGTAATATCAACTGTTGCTAAAAATTACAATAATGCACACATCTTAGTTGAAATTAATGACATCGGCGGACAAGTTGCAGACATTCTACATCAAGATTTAGAATATGAAAATGTCATGATGACTGTATATAAAGGCAGAGCAGGACAAACAATCAATGGTGGTTTTGGTTCTGGAGGAAAATCACAATCCCAATTGGGAGTCCGCACCACAGGCCCGGTGAAAAAACTTGGGTGTTCTGTGTTGAAAAGTCTCATTGAAGAAGACAAGATGCTTGTGGAAGATGTTGATATTGTGAATGAACTTGTAAGTTTTGTTGCAAAGAAAAATTCCTTTGAAGCGGATGATGGTCATACGGACGATTTGGTGATGTGTTTGGTTCTTTTTGCGTGGATGACAAGACAAGAATATTTTAAATCAATAACAGAAACTGATGTCCGAACTGGAATATACAAAGAAGAAATTGAAAAAATGGAAGAAAATATGATACCCTTTGGTTTTGTTGTTGATGGGTCAGATGATGAAGGGGGGGAGTGGGATGGTGAAGATAGGTGGTTTGCTTTTTAAAATAAGTTCAAAATAGTAAAAACTATAAATATCTCTGAACAGAAATCTGCTTTTATAAGCACTGAAATAACAAAATACTCAGAGGAGATATAAAAGATGGCAAGAGCAAACGTCAAAGTTATTATAGATGATCAGAGTTATGTCATTCCCGATTCCGAAAGCGGTTCTTCGGTACGAGGTGGAATGCCCTCTGTTAATGGACTAATCCTTGCGGTTGGATATACCGCAGAACGAAAATCTGGTGTAATGACGATTGAAAATATCTCAGACTGGATGCACCGACTTACTGCAAAAGATCCAATCGAATATACATCAGATGCAAGCAATCATATTGGCAATTTAACAGGTGGTACGGGAAGTCGTTGGCCTTATGGTCCTACCGGTTCATGGAAAAATGAATGGTGGGCAACACACAACTATCTCCAATATGGAGGTATTTTGATTGTCGGTGGTACAGGTTCCGAACAACACGTCAGCGATGGTGTTTCAACCCTCAAAGATCCCGCAATTCCATTAGATTTGGTCTTTGCTGCAACAAGGGATTCCGATGGAGGTTTCCAAACCTCAGTTGGTGCAATTGCCTCTTCTAGAATGGATTGTGTTGCTGTTCTTCCAGATAGATTTAACGGTGAATGGGATAATTCTATAGACGGTCCTGAA